CATCTTACAGATTAACAGGTATACCTAATTTTGACCCAACAAATCTTGGTAGTGTTTTATTTTATCCTGCTGGTAGTAATTTAAATGACCCAAATATTTTACCATTACCTTTTAATGGTTACGGTGGCGCGAATACCAATTACACTAGAGTTTACGAAATTAACAATAATACTTCGGGTAATTATATTATGGCAGTTAGGTACGCTGTTACATACCCTAACTATGCGACATACACTGCGAATGTTTCAACATTAGGTGGAAATCAAACAACAATACCTACACAAACTAATACAACAATACCACCAACACCTTTACAAGGAAGTCAAAAATCATTTGTTACTGATTTCTTTATTGATAATGATATTGATTTCACATCAGACAATATTAAATCGCTTTACCCACTTATTAGGTTATATGCTGACCAAAAATTAAATGACCCTACATATAATAAAAGTAAGTTTACAACATTTATTAATAATGTATTAATTGACCAAAGAACATTACAACAAAATATGTTGAATGAAACTTTTAGTAATTTAAATAAAACATTGAAAAATATTGATGTAAAAACACAAACACCAAACGTTTCAGTTAATGGTGATACGGGTAAGTTAAGTTTATATAATACATTAAAAGGATTTAACGATAAATGGATTGCTGGTTCTGATTTAAAATATGTTACATTGTTTGAAGACTTTTTATTCATGGATAGAGCTAATAGTGACTTAGGTGATACATTTGTTGTTGACATGGATAAAGTAGTAAACAGATTAGATACTACAAATAACCCTGAAACCAATCTAATGCAGGTTGTTAGTAATATTTTAAGTGATAATCAGTTTATGTTTATGGCGATGCCGGCGTATATAAATTTTTATGGTATACAAACGGCAATTAAAAATGGAACACCAATAGACATTGAGATTCCTAACTCACTTTTTGGTACCTATTTAGAAGTTGATTATACAAAGTCTAGCCCTAAATTTTTATGTCTTTATATGGGTAACCCTTCAGAGTACCCAAAACCAAAAGAAAACTCATTTATTAGGTTTGGTGATGATAGTTTTGATTTGAGAGTTCCTGATAACCCACTAAGAATATCGGACCCAAATAGAGACTACTCTAAAACAAATAAAGTGGTTGGGTTTAGTGTTGATTTTGGGGTTCAAAATCAAAACATATTTAAAAGTGTTGATTTAGATATGTCAGAAATGAAAAATACTTCAGAATCTTTTAAAGTTTTTGCTGATATAGGAGGGTCCGTTGCTGGTGACCAAGTCGCTCAACAATCAGTCTCAATGTATAGTATTTACAAATCAAGGTCGTATTCTTGCGGAGTAACATCAATGGGTAATGCAATGATACAACCAACAATGTATTTTGTATTAAGACACGTACCTATGTTTTATGGACCTTATTGGATTTATGAAGTTAATCATAGTATAACCGAAAGAGGATTTGATACCGATTTTAAAGGTACTAGAATACCAAAATATAGTTTACCTAATGTTGACCAACTTGTTACTAATGTTAATAAAAAAATATTATCATCATATAAAGAAAAAATTAAAAAAGAAAAACCGGTTGTTGATAAAAAAGATGAGGAATTAGCTAACACCGACCCTACTATTGGTACCGTTAAAACACAAACACAACAATGTATTGAACTTACCGAATATAAAACATTAGAATTTGTTGAAGTAACACCAACAAAAGTAACAGTACAAGAAATATTACCAATAATAAAAACAGCGACAAATAAAAAATCATTAAGAGCATTATTATTAGGTATAGGGTTTACTAGAAATATAAATAGCTTCGATTCAAACGCTAACTTATTTAACACATCTAATTATAATTTTTATGAAATATCTACCGAAAATAAATTTACGGGTAATATGGATTCATACATAAAAAATCAAATGTGTGCGACAATTAATAATACGGTTAGAAGTATGGCTAGTTTTAGCGATTTTAAAACACCAACCGATTTTATGGTTTCATTCTATTCTGTATATGAACCAATAATTGAAAGTTTAAAAAATTTAAATCCAGATACTAATATCTATAAAAGTTATGGAAAAGCCCTAGCTCAATTAGCAATTACTACATGGGATACCCCAATAGGATTAAACTCTACCGCATCAGAAATAAAACAAAAGGCGCTTGACCAAGTTGGTACTAACATAAATGTTTATGACCTATATGTTCAGTATTTTACTAACGCTTACGAGAATTTTGATAAAAACCCTAATTAAGGTATATTTATATAATAAATTAAAATATGAACATGAAAAATTTACTTGACGATTATCTTAAAAAAGATACACGTATTACACAAAAAGATAGCGGTAATGGATACCAAGAAGTTTGTGATTTAGATACAGGTGATTGTTATACAATCAGAATGAAAGACGGTTTAATTGAGAGAGTGGATAATACCATGAAAACAAATAGAACATTAAAAGTTGAAACTCCTCAGGGTGTTAAAACATTATTGAACGGTTAAAAATTTAAAAATGAGTTTAGACAGAAAAATTTTAGAAGAATTAAAAAGATTTAATCAAATTAATTCATACATTTTAAATGAACAAGATGTACCACCACCGACACCTGAGGATTTAGGTACCCCACCTGCTGACCCCGCAGCCGCTCCACCGGCAGATGCAGAAATTCCCGCACCTGGCGCAGATGTTGCTGCACCACCAGCGGCAGGGGCAGACGCTGCCGCGGCACCTACTGAAGTACCTGAACCCGTTGATGTTGAAGGTGATCCAGATGTTGAAGAAGTTGGTAAAGAAGAAGAGGGTGAAGAAGAAAGTGAAGAAATTGATATCACTGACCTTGTTACTACACAACAAGAAATCCAATCTAAACAAGATGAATTTATGGATAGTATTTTTTCTAAATTAGATGACTTAGAAAGTAAATTATCTCACATGGATCAAATCATGGACAAAATTAATAGTCTTGAAAACAAATTTGATAAATATAGAGAAAAAACTCCTGAAGAAAAATTAATGTTACGTTCATTAGACTCTTACCCATATAATCAAAAATTAACAGATTTTTTTGATGATAAAAAAGGTGAGATGGAAGAGACTGGTAAAAACGAATATATACTTACTTCTGACGAAGTTGAAAACTTTTCACCAAACGAAGTTAAAAAAACATTCAATATTTACGACGACGAAGACAATTCTTTAAATTAAAAAATAAATTTTTTGAGGGACTCACAAGGTCCCTTTTTTTATGCTCATTTATTTGACATTTTATTATTTGTACCTATTATTAATGAAGATAAAAGAGTAATAATTAAAAATTTATTTATGACAAATTCAGTATTAGATTCAGTACTTGCGCAGTACGAAAAGAACGCACAACCAAGTGGTTCACAGAGAACAAACATCTCACAAGAAGACAGATTAAAGAAGTATTTTTCGGCAATCTTAATGAAAAACGAAACATCCGCACAACGTAGAGTTCGTATTTTACCCACAAAAGATGGTTCATCACCATTTGTTGAAGTATGGTATCACGAAATTATGGTAAACGGACAATGGGTTAAGTTGTATGACCCTGACAAAAACGACAACGAACGTTCCCCACTTACAGAAGTTTATAATGAACTTATCCAAACGGGTAAAAAAGAAGACAAAGAATTGGCATCGCAATACCGTTCACGTTTATTTTACATCGTTAGAGTAATTGACCGTGATAACGAACAAGATGGTGTTAAATTTTGGAGATTCAAACACAATTACAAAAACGAAGGTATCTTGGATAAAATCCTCCCTATTTGGAAAGCTAAAGGTGATATCACAGATGCTGAAAAAGGTCGTGATTTAATTATTGAACTTAAGAAGGCTAAAACCCCACAAGGAAAAGAGTATACAGTAATTCAAACAGTTATGTATGATGACCCTGCATTACTTCACGAAGATAAAGAAATCATGAGTGGATGGTTGGAAGATGAGTTAACATGGAATGACGTGTATTCTAAAAAACCTGTTGAGTATTTAGAAGCTATCGCAATTGGAGAAACACCAATTTGGAGTACAGAACTTAAGAAATATGTTTACGGTGAAACTGCCGACATTTCTCTTGGTGGTGGAAATACAAAAGAAGTGGTTCCTGTGGTAGACCCACAAGCTGACGAAGAGCCGGCTGAAGATTTACCATTCTAAATTTAATTAAGCATGGATACTTTTAAACATATTGTGTCCATGCTTTTTTTTATAAACAAATTAAAAAAAACAAAATGAAACCAGTGATTGCAGAAAAATTAAAAGAAGCATTAGTTAAAAAGTATGAAGCAGAAATTGCTGATGCTGAAGCAAGACTTTATGTTTATTTCACAAATCCTGTTGGGATTGGTGAGCATCCACAACACACAGAAGAGATGGATAATTTAGTTGGGCAGCTTACCGACGCAAAAGACAAGTTAGAAACTATAACAAATTTTAAAATTTACGAACTATAATGGCTATTAAAAAGAACGACTTTAGTTCACTAAAGAAAAAATTTTCCACATCTGCAAAATATAAACCACAAAGATTCTTTGATCTTGGTGCTCCCTTTTTAGATGCTGTTGGCTTACCTGGTCCTGCTATGGGACACATTAATATGTTCTTGGGTCATTCCGATACGGGAAAAACCACTGCGTTAGTTAAAACTGCAGTTGATGCACAGAAAAAAGGAATCCTTCCTGTGTTTATTATTACAGAACAGAAATGGTCATTTGAACACGCCAAACTAATGGGGTTTGAATGTGAAGAAGTTGTTGATACCGAAACAGGTGAATTAGAATGGG